ACATCAGAACATAAAATAACTCATTCTAAGAATTTCTAATCAATCTTTATTAAAAAAAAAATACATATGATATTTGGAACATTAGAAGATGTTTCAGATGAAGAAAAAATAAGAATTGCATTAAATGAATTTAAAAAATACTTCACATATATTAATGATTTCTCTGGTAAGATATGTGTTTCATGGAGAGAAGCTCAAAAATATGATTGGTGTTTCTCTGATGATTTTAGAATTGTTCAGATATTAGTAAGAAACAATACTCCACCTAAAGCAGATACTACAGGTTCATTTAATAAAGGATATGTAAGAACTTGCGTTGGCGTATTTCCTATCAATCCAACATGTATTATGGATACTAGATTTGAGCTTCATCCTAATAGATATGCAATAGGTCAGAGTAAGAAGGACTTTAATGAAAGAATTAAAGATAGAGACCAACTCACAGCAAAAGAAGAAGTATTCTGTACCTATGTAGCAAATGGTATGAAGCCAGATAAAGCTTATAAAGAAACATTTAAAACTAATAATGTATATTATTCTATTATGTCATCTAACAGGTTATTACAGCAAGAAAGAATACAATCATCAATATCTGATGAAGTAGAGAGAATACTTACAGAAGAAGGTGTATCTAAATCATATATAGTTAGCAAATATAAACAATTAGTTGATGATGGATTATTAGATATGAAAAACTGTTCTTCATCTGTTAGAGCAGCCCTAAGAGACTTATCAGAAATATCTAATATGTTTCCATCTAAGGATAAGAGTATAGCTCAAATATCATCTAACATGTCTGAAATTACAGATGATAAGTTGATGCAAATTAAAGAAAAAAAAGCAATGCTTTTAGGAATGTCAAAGAAAGTAGAAATAACAAATGACAGATTATCAAATAACACAATTAGTAGACTCCATACCAAAGATGTTGAGGTTATTTCCTACACTGATGAAGATGGATTTAACGAGTTGCTCGTATGATGATATATTATATATCGTATCTAAATACGATAAGATTGCATCTGTGTATAGTAATGGTAGATATGTATTTATAAAGTTTAATGTGAATTAGATGTCAAACATAATAATAGGTAATGTATCAAAAAAAGAAGAAATACTTGAAATTGCACTAAGTAGCGCAGTTGATTTTGGAATGCTATTTTTACCTAATGATTTTAGAATAGAAACAGTATCTCCATATCACTATGAAGTAGCTGCTTTAAAAGATGATTTAAGTAATCTGAAACCAAAGATATTCATGTTGCCTCGTGGACATGGAAAGACTAAGATTACTCAAGCATCTATATTGAAAGATATTGTTACATATGATTATGATATAGCAACTAAGATGTGGTTTACTGTATGGGTAGCTACTAATAAGACTCAATCAATGAGAAATGTTAACTTTGTTAAAAGTCAGATTGAAACTAATGAAAAGCTAAGATATTATTTTGGAGATTTGACTGGTGAGAAAAAAGGAATGAAATGGAATCAAGAAGAACTCGATTTTTCTAATGGTTGTTCTATGATATGCAGAGCAGGTTTACATGGTATTCGTGGACTACTTAAAGACCATTTAAGACCTAATAGATTTATATTAGATGACTTTGAAGATGAGTCTAATACTAAAACTCAGTATTCAAGAGATGCAAATGCTGGTGCTGTTACTTCAGTTATTATGCCTGCACTTGACCCTGAAGTAGGTAGAATTGAGATAAATCAGACACCTGTTCATTATGATTGTTTTGTAATGAGAATACACGATTTACATGCAGAATGGATTAAGAATGGCAATGAAGCTGAAGATTTTTCATGGGTTGTGTATAAGAAATCTACACAGATAGATAATCCTTTATGGCCAGAATATTTTGATGGTAAAAAGTTAAAGACAATCAAAAGACGACTTGAACAGTCTGACCAGGGACATACTTGGTCTCAAGAGTATGAGATGGAAGTTACCAATAGTGAAACAGCACTGTTTGGTAAGAAGGTTATTAAGTATTGGGATGGTGAATTTATAGTTGAAGGAGATACAACATATTTAAGAATAACAGAAATGAGTGGTAAAAAAGTTGACTACAAAAGAAGAGTTTTAACATTCTTGGGCTGCGACCCAGCTTCTGATATTGAGTCACGAACATCATCTGATACTGCAATGAATGTAATAGCTGTTGATGAACATGGTAATATATTCGTACTATGGACATTTAATTCAAAGAATTTACCTGATATAGCATTAGAAAGCGATGTCAAAGGTAGAGGAACATCAAACATGATTCTTGATAAAGGTCTTGAATACAGAGTTAGAAGAGCAGGAGTAGAAAGAACTGCTCTATCCTCTGGAGTTTTTAATAGTATTGCATTTCTCAGAGAGAAATATGATAAATTTAAAAACATACCTGTAGTTGGATTATCTCATGAACAAACCAATAAAATTGACAGGATTTATAATGGTCTAATAACTGTAATGAATACAGGTAAAGTTTATATTAGATATGAACATTCAAGATTAGAAACAGAGATAACTACATTTGGAGAGTTTGCTAAGTATATTGATTTACTTGATTCATTAGAAATGAGTAAGAGAATATCATATAAGCCTGAAAGACAGGTAGAGAAACCTGAATTTAACTCAAAGGACAGGATATTTGACCCATGGGAGATAGAAAGATTTTATAAAAAAGGAAATGAAAATTCAGATAATTGGAAAACACAATGATAAAAAAAGAAACAGAAAAAGTCAACAGAATTATTCATATATTTGATAACCTAAAGAACTCTCAAAGATTGCAATGGTTAAATTCATCACAAAAAGCATTTGCATTCTTCTTGGGTAATCAATTAACAGCTGAAGAGTATGAGTCTTTAGTTGAGAAAAAAATGCCTACATTTATTGTTAACAAGATGACACCTCAGATTGAGTTGATGATGTTCTTCTTGACTGCTAAAACACCTAGATGGCAAGCAGTAGGTATTGATGGTTCAGATGGAGAATTAGCTCAATTACATGCTACTGTTGCTCAGTATATATGGAAAGAGTCTAAAGGACAAACTGTATTATCAATGAGTGTAAGAGACGCATTAACTAAAGGTATTGGATACTTAGCAGTAGGTATCGACCCTGATAGGGATAATGGATTAGGAGAAGTTGTAGTAGAATCAATTGAACCATGGGATGTATATGTAGACCCACACAGTAGAGACCCGTTCTTTAGAGATGCTTCATTTATAATGATAAGCAAGTTTAAAACAGAAGAGCAGTTAATGCTTGATTTTCCAGGGCTTACCAAGAATGACATATTGAGCATATCTAATAGAGGAGATGATAGAGATTATATGATGTTTAATTTTGTATCTCCTACTCCTGTTCACTCTTATGATGTAGATGATGGTATTAATAGAGATGGTAATCAGGTAACATTTTATAGATACTACGAGTTCTATGAAAGAAAGAAAGTTAAACATGTTAGAGTAATGTACAAGGTTGAAGACCAAGTAAAAGCATCTATCATGAAAGAGAGTGAATGGAAGAATATTGCAGATGTAATACCACCTGAAAATGTATTAGCTGTTATACCATTTTGGAAAAATAAGATATTTAGAAGTCATGTAGTAGGTGATTACATGATAGAAGATGAAGTTGAATTACCTGGAGAAAACTTTCCGATAGTACCATTGTGTTATAGAAATGTTGGTAATCCATATTCAATGTCAGCAGCAATGGATTTAGTTGGTAAACAAGAAGAGATTAATAAATCTCATCAAATCATGATTCATCATGCTAACTTAAGTAGTGTTCCTAGATGGTTAGCTGAAAAAGGTACTGTATCTAATTCAGATGAATTTAAAAAACAATCTTCAACACCCGGAGCAGTATTAGAGTATAATCCTGATTCGCAAGGTAAGCCGCCAACACCTGTTCAACCTATGCCATTAAATAATGCTTTCTATACTATTGGTAAAGAAGGTGTACAGGATATGGAATATATAAGTGGTATGAATGCTTATATGCAAGGTCAAGGAGACATGAGTGGTAGAGAGCCTTACAGAGGATTATTAGCTAGAGATGATTTTGGTACAAGAAGAATTAGAGGTTTTGCTACTAATGTATTGAATGAGTTCTTAACTACTTTAGGAGTTATCATTGATGATTATGCTAAATTTTTATACAAAACTGAGAAGATTGTAGCAATTGCTACCCCAGAAGACCCAGAATCTGTACAATTATTTACATTAAATGAGATTACACCTGAAGGAGTTCAGAAGTTCTATGATGATACTGAGACTAGATACAATATTCAGTTTGTAGGTGGAAGTACATTATTAATTAACAGATGGGCTGAATTAGAAGAGTATATGGAATTATACAGGATGGGTATTATTGATAAAGAGACTGTTTTGTATAAGACTGATTTGCCTAATAAGAAAGCTATTGTAGAAAAGATTGGTTCGTTACAACAGTTGCAAGGTCAAATTGAACAAATGAATGAAGCAATTAAAAAGCTACAGAGTGAGAATGAGATTCTTGAAAAACAATTGATTAGTACTAGAATAACACAAAAAGTTTACGAAGCTGCTATTGATATTGAAGGAGAGAAAGCAAGATTCATTGCTGAATTATCTACATTACTAAAACAAGGTAAGATGGATGGTGAAATGATGAAAGGAAAAGTTGAAGATTTCTTGACTAAAGAGGAACTGAAAAATGAGAAGGCTAGAATATCATCTCATAAAAAAGAAAACACAAATAAATAACAATTGACAACAATTAAATAAATACTTAACATTATGGCAGGAGAAGCAGCACAATTTTCAAGTAGTTTTTCATTTGATAATTTAGAAGAAAAGGAATTAAATCCTAAATCTACTGATTCTAATGAAAATTCAGAAGGAGCAGAATCTGAGGATATAAATGATGATAACGAAAAACCTATTGGTAAATCTTTAGGTGATTTATTAAGCAGTAATGAAAACCTACAAGACTCTGCTATTGCTTTACTAGAAACTGATGACTTTATCATGACTGATAAAGGATTCATTCCAAAATCTTCCTTATCGCAGGACAATTCTAAAAGTCAGAACCCTAAAGATGACGAAAAGATTCTTGGAAAATTCAAATCGGTAGATGACTTAGTAAAGTCTTATACTGAATTAGAGAAAAAGTTAGGTAGCAACTCTGATGCTGTAAACAAGCTAAGAGAAGTTGAACCAGTTCTTCCAATGTTAGAAGCCATGATTAATGATGATGGTTTTCTTGAAATGGCTGAACGATATTTCACTAATCCTGAAGAGCAACGTAAGCAACTAATGAAGTCTCTCGATATAGAAGATGGATATGTTTTTGACTTAGAAAACGCATTAGCAGACCCAAAGTCTAAAGATGCTAAAATCTTAGAAAAGATATCAGCTCAAAAAGCAGATGCTCAAAAACGTAGTCAACAGACTAGTCAAAAAGATTCCAAAAATCAAATACCTGAAGAAGAAAAGATGGCTTTCATTTCAAAGCATGGAATCAAAGATGAAGAGTTTGATTTAATGTTAGAACAAGCAAAGTCATATAAAATCACTTTAGATGATATATACTTCCTAATCAATAAAGATAAAATTATTGATAATGCGAAAAAAGAAGCATCTAAACCATATAAACAACAAGCAGAAGCTGCTCAGTATATTGGTAAGCCTAAAACAAATG